ATTACTAAAACATCAGCGGTTAGGCTAGCGTTACTCACTACTAAACTTCCATTGCCAGTAAATACTCGGTAATTATATCCGCCTGAAGTGTAAAGAGTGCCTCCAGTTACGACAGGCTTGGGATCATCTTTAAGAATGGCCGAAATATTATTAAGCATTATCCAATAGCCCCGACAACATACCATGTGTCTGTAGCGGTTTTAATAAGAGCTGCTGATTTATATTGAGCAAGGGTAGGCTGAGCCAATACTGAACCAGCCGATAAAACTGTAGTTGTGCCAGATGTAACGGCCTTAATAGTGACAGCCCCTGCGCCCTTGTTGAGGACTGTAATAACTGACCCTACTGGGATGGCCGCGGTTGCATTTGTTGGAATGCTCAAATTGACGGCTGTTGCCTTGTTCATCGGGATAAGTACCTGATAGGAGTCAGCCAGAGCGATCGTATAGTCAGCCGTCTGGTCTGCCTTTACCTCGAAGGTTACTAGGCCGTTATAGTCCGCGGCTGTAAAGATGTCGCCTGTTGATGCTGGGAAGCCTGTTGCCATTGTTTTTCTCCTAGTAACCCAATATGGATTGTCCGATTATACCGTAAGTCGATGATCCTACAATGAATCCCTCAACTATAGGCTCAAGTGTTGTGACTGTGCATTTCATGCTATTTGGGGTGATGTCCCATGCTAACCCCTGCACCTGCAAGGTCTTGACGATTGGGCTGAACGTTAGTGATCTTGACATTGTCAAAGTAATCAAGGCCGATCATTGTGTCAGTCGGAACGGCTGTATCCAATAAATCCACTGTCATCTGGTCGATGCGGATTGTGGTCTCGGCTCGGGTTGCTACATAAATCTTAGCAATGTCAAGAACTTGCGCATCCGTCTCTGGGATCATTTCGGTGACAGTAGTGCCATGAGGGAAGTACTTGGCAGATGAATCGACGTTCACTGCTGTCTGCGCCGTGCCACCGACGCGTGTCATGCTGGCTTGGTTAATGATGAGCTTGTCATCGAACTGATAGCGAAGGTTAGAATATGGGATGCCAGTAGTCTGATTGAACTCGATAGGGGCAGCCGCTAGGGAGCCGACTACATCGTTACGATCCTTGAACTCTGCCGTGCCGTCTGTGCGAATAAAGAACGCGCCCTGCTCTGCGAACTCTGCAGCCTTGAGAGCTGCAAGAGCTGGACGAGCCGTCCCCGGGTCTGCCTGAACTGTGGTCGATCCTGTGTCAGTAATACGCATCGATGTAGGGAATGACACTTGGTCCAAAATCTTGGTAATGCGTGTGCCTGTGGTCTGGCCTGCCGTTGCTCCGCTCACTGTCGAAACGTTAGCCATCTGAAATAATCTAAAAGCATCGCTGCAGACAATATCGACGTAACCAATTTCTTGGCCTGTTGGATAGTAATACTTATATGAATCGACATAACCCGAGAATAGAAAGTGCTGAGTAGTTGCCGTAGTAGCTGCGACACGAATCTTACGAAGTGGAGTGAGATAGCCGTAGTACGGGCTGGATGTATTTTGAGGGTTGAAATATGAGTCTGGGTCTAAGACACGGACTGTACAGTTGCCAGCCTCGTAGGTATCTCGCATAATGTTGCGGCCTCGACTGATCTTGATTGATCGAGTGACACTGCTGAGATCGACTACTGGATCGGGAACTTCTGTAGCTGCGAATTGAGACACGCCAATAACGCCGTTGATAGGGTCGCCAATAGTAAAGGGATAGCCGAAAGTTGCTCCCTGACTAAAGTCGAATGAGACCGATATCGTGGCAGGTAGGCTCATCGGACTGAGACTGATCCTCTAGCTGCTACTCGATTGACGTCGCTGAATGTGCCTGATAATGATTGATTTACTTGCGTCTCTGTGATTGCGTTAGTAACAGCCTGATCGTTTAGGTAAACCTCAACATTGATGGCCTGCTGGTTGGCCTTCTGATAAGAATTGACTGCAGCCATAATCTCAGACATGGCATCGGAGTAGTTGCCAGATGGAGCGATAGGGGTAGTCTGTAGAGAGGCTACAGATACGCCAAGAGATGCCGCCGTGTAGGTAAGCAATTCTTGAGGGAGTGTCCAGTTGCGGTAAGGATTAGGAGCCTCTGGAGTCGTAAGCAATAACTGGCGCAGCTCGTTCTGTCGCTTCGTTGCCGCTTCCAGTTGATCGGATAACTGAGTGGCAAGGCTTGCATTACCTTCGAGGATAGCCTTTTGCAATAGCAAGGATATACGATCGGTCTCGCTAATCTTACCCTTAAGGGCTGCCTCGATACCGATAGCCTCAAGGTTTAGAGTCTTTGATGCCTTATCTAATGCTGTTTTTTTCTTCGCCTCTGCAAGTGACTTTTTATCTAAAGCTGCGCGCTCGCGTTCTCGCTTTATTCTTTCTTTTTCTAATTGATTTTGTTTAGCAATTTCAGCCGATGTTGGATAAATACCTATAGGCATTGATCCAAGATATCCCTGAGTTATTGGAGTTCGTAAAGCTTGATACTCGGCGCCCGTCTTGCTTACATAATCTAAACCTTTTTTGAGAATTGCCAAAGATCCTAAACTTGGGAACATTGCAAAACTACCCTTGCTTACAGGGTTAGATGAACCAACCCCGGGGATCTTATTGAGTTTATCGATCAATACTGCAACGCCCACAATCGCGTCTGATACATAGGTCGAAAAGTCAGCCATTGAATCGGCTAAAGGCTGGACTGTATTACCTTCTCCAGCGAGAAGCGACAGAGCATCAACCAGACCTTTTCCAATTGTTTCTTTCGCCTCGCCTGCGGCTGTGCTAAGTAATTCCATTTTGCCAGCATAGGTGGTCAAGTATTCAGCATTAGAACCTCTGAACTGATTATTCAGTTTAGCTTGAACATCTGCAAAGCTCATGGTCTTGAGTTCTGCTTGAGATAGACCGAGCGAATACTTGCGAAGTCCTCGGGTCTGCCCGACATAGGCCATGCTCAAGTCATTGACCACAGTTTCATAGTCGACGCCAGAACCGCGTGAGATGTCCAGAGCTTGAGTCAGCAATTCAGTGGACTTAGCAACCGAGCCAGTGGTCTGTAGAAGTTTCTGCATTGATGGTCGAAGCGCGTCATCGGTTACGCCAGATGCCTTAGATAGATCAGCAATAAATTTTTCAATGCGTGGGGTCTCGAACGCGAGTCCTAAATTCTTAACTGATACGGCTAGACGGGAAGCAGCTTTCTGGTCGTCAATAAATTCCTTAGCGGCTTCTTTGCCAAAATTGATAACTGCCGCTGTTGATAGACCGATGCCTGCTGCACCTGCTAATTTACCGAATGACTTAGTAAGTCCCTTGATTCCTTTATCAACATCGCTTAAAGCCTTTTTGCCTTTATTCTCGACAACGATCGGGATTCTTAATTCAGCCATTAGTTAGCACTTCCATTAAATTTAGCGGCGGCTTTTTCAAGCGCCTTGATAACTCCAGCCTTGGCCTTGCCTTCATCTTCTCTGTAAGCCTTAAACAAAGCGCGACCTGACATCTTGCCACTACCTTCTAATGGTCTTGGCAAAACTTGTACAAATTTACCTCTGGACTTACGACCTGCCCAATCGTAAATAACGGCAGCAGCTCTCTTACTATGAATCGATACAGTAGAAGACCAGCCTTGAGCGTTAGGCTTAGTCGGTGTCAATTTGTAACCTACGCCGCGACGTGCCTCTGCAGCATCGTACATTGGAAACTTAGCCGTCTTTACTTCATGTTTGACGAATCCAGATGGCATTTGATCGTTCGATGGCAAGAATCCCTTAGCCTTTTTTACTAAAGGCTTTAAGAATCCCACCATTTCCTCACGAGTCTCTTTGTCAAGATCGGGCGAAAATTTCTTAAGGGCTTTGCGAAGTTCGTTAGCGCCTTTTAGCTCTGTAGGCATCGCTTTGCTCCTTCGCTCGGTCTTTCAATGCTGTCAGTAACATCTGAAGCATTGGTGGATCTAAATCAATTAAAGATTGTGGAGGGATAGCCGTCTCAATGCTCAAGCGAGCGATGAGATAGTGGATGCTATCCCTGCCTAGGCCAAAGGGTCCGACTCAGCAACCTCAACACTTTTCAGAGTATCGAGAAAGTCCGGACCAAATGGCTTGACTATGACTCCACTAAGTCTAAGGCCTTCATGGAACAGCGCATAGACATGTTCTTGCTTTTCATCTTCGCGAAACGCACGATGAAACCCTTTTTTAGCGTACAGCTCGAACCAGACTTCCAATCGAGGTGTAACCTCAACATGATGAATTGATCCGTCTGTCATTGTGCCTATTAACTTTGCCATGCTGTGCCCCTTTGTTTTAGATTATGAAGTGGTAACTACTACTGTACCAGAGACGTTCCAAGTTACTGACTGTGTTGAAAGATCGCCAACCGCACCGTTGATAGGTGTGATGTTGTTGACCAAGCAAGTCATTGTGTAAAGAGGATTAGTCGCTGATGTTGCAGCAGAAGTCTGCTTAAGTGTAACTGTTGTGTTAGTTCCTAGGACTGCGTTCAATGTCTGAAGTGTCTTAGATGTTGCTTCATCATTGAGAAAGTCGATCGTGATTGAAGATGCCTCAAGGCCTTTAACGAACTTATGTCCGCTGTCGCCCATTGCTGTAACTTCAAGCTCATCGAAGGTACGGTTTAGTGTAACGCTTGTTACTAGGCTAGAGAGATCAACCGCGTTGACAGTTAGAACTACTCCGTTGCTTAGATATACTGACACGGTTTATTCCTCGTCTTTCTTGTTAAGTGGCTTTGCAGCCGCTGGTTTTACCTGACCGATTTTGATCAGGAATGCTTCTTGTTCTTTTTCCCATTGTGCCAATTCGGTCATGGTTTAACTCCAACTCGTAAGTACGGATACATTGATATTGCAGGTTAGTAGATCACCAGATGCGGCACTTAAGACCGCCGGGGCGGAAACCTCTGTGACGTTATAGGTGTATGAAGATGCAGCGAGCAAGTTAAACACTCGAACGATGTTATCTTCCATTCCGTTAAGGTTACCTTCATTGTCAAGCAAGGGAACCATGACAGAAATAGTAAAGTGCGCCATAGGTGCAACGGTTGCGTGCCATCCGTTAGATGGTGAAATATAAGGATCGCTTGGTGCGATAATGACGCTATTAGCGATAGGCGTAGATGGTGGGAATGAGAATACTGACCACTTAGTGTTATCGACTAGAGCTGAAGCAAGTCCTGCGCGGAGTGTTGATATGGCGGCCATTAGCCCACCATCGATCTCGGATCAAGGTAGGGAGCAAGCAATCCACGAACGCGAGCAAGCAAAGTGTTGCCCATGCGGTACGGGCTTGGCTGATAGCCGTCGATCGTTACGCCTCCGCTTGATGGGGCTTGACGGCTCTGCCAGATGTCAATCGAGATCATAAGCGCAGCTTCTTGAATGGCTGGCACTGTTGCAGGATCAAGATAGGTTGAAGCCTTGATACTGGCATAAGGATTAAAAGGATGTTTAGGCGTATCTGAGACATGGCTTGTCGTGACTGTAATGCTCTGATTGCCGACGCCTGTGATTGTCTTGTTGCCGTTGAAGTGCGATCCAGCACCTTCAATGTTTACTGTCTGTCCGACGTAGTAAATCTCTCGGACATTAAAATCAAAATAAATTGTGCCGACTGTTCCCACGTTTGAGTGAGCCACGGCAAAGTTTGTGTTATTCCAGATGAAAGGGAGCAGGACGTTATCAGCAGCGTCGCAGACTTGCTGCAAGACTGCATCAGCGTAGAGAGTGCCAACGCCTAGGGCGGTGCGAAGCTCTGCAACTGTTGTGAGTGCCATGCTAATCCTTTCTAAAGACTGGCGGCGGAGAAGGGCACTCCGCCGCCAGCGACTTAGGGGTGGCTTACGCCTTGTTGTTCTTGAATGCGCCTGCGCCGACCTTGGTCGCGATTGCGCCGAAGCCGTAGTAGCCGATTGTTACCTGTCCTGCTGCTGTTGACTCAGCGCGTAGGCGGTAGGTTGGTGACTCGTACCATGTGTACGCATCTGGGTTTACGATGAGGATTGTTCCATCGCCATCGCCTGCGTTTGTTGGATCAACGTAGAGGTTGAGTCCGGCAACGTTGCCTGTGAGTGATGTAGGCGCAACTGCTCCGCCTGCGTTCATTGGCTGTGAGGCTGTGTAGATTGGACGTCCTGCATCGTTGAGTGACATGATGTTAGACCATTGTCCTGTTGATACGACCATGTTGCGAGCAAATGGATTTGGAAGTCCTGCTGTAGCTGCGTACACAGAAGCTGATCCGCGAGCAACGATTCCAAGGAGTTCTGCCGCTGTTGGGTATGTTGCAACTGTAGTTGCATCAAGTGAAGCACCTGAGATAAGTGCAGCGTTTACTGCTGCGTTTGTTGCCTTTGCGTAAGCTGCTGCCATGTTGCGAACAAGCTCATCAAAGAATGCAGGAGATGTGCGATCGAGCAATTCAACAGAGAATGTCTGCTGTCCTGCGTACTTCTTGACTGAAACTGACAAGAAGGCTGCGTTCTGATCTTGCTCTGTGAATGCTGCATCTTCTGCAACTTCGCCGACTGTTGGCATCTGTGTGATCTTTGGGATCTCGAAAGTCATGCCTGCATCTGGAAGAACGCCGCGTGAGATCGCATCGATTGATGGGCGGATTGTTGTTCCAAGTGGGTTGATGATTTCTGACAATTGACGTGTTGGAACAAGTCCAGCGTTGTCTGTTGTGTTGTCTGCTGCTGCGATGTACTGACGTGCTGACTCATCGCCAAGTGCTGCGCGAATTGAGTTCTCTGCGTACTGTGCAGCGGTTACTTCGATACGTGGCTTTGTGTAAGCCATTGCTGTTACAGCAGGGCGAGCA